AATCATAGACAGCACAAAAAAAGACATTGAACGCCTTGAAAAACTTTTAAAATTCAATAAAGCGGTGTTAGAATTAGCCGAAAATAAAATAAATGCCATACCGAAAAATTAGATATTGTATAAACTGCGGGAAACTTTTGGGTCGCTCTTCTAAAATATATTGCTCTCGCTGTTTAATGAAAAAAAACCGCTGGAAAAAGAACGATGAATTAAATAAATATCTCTCCGTCCTTAATTTCAATAAGGCCGGCCTTTTCAAATGTTTCTAATTGTTCCTTGACTTCTTTTATCTTAACCCCCACATTAACCGCTATTTGAGCCGCTAAACTCTCAAAATTAGCCCTTTTATCTTCTGCCTGCTTTATGCTGTCAATTATTCGCCATATGGCCTTATTTATTCTCTCAGTTTTGCTTTGATACATTTTTGTTATCCTCCTTTCAGTTTTTGATATTCTCTAAAAGCGTTTAGAACCTGTTCATAAGTTATGTTGTATTTGAAATAGAGGTTTTTGTATCGGTTTAGCAAGCTTTGTTCGGTTAATGAAGGAAAAGAGCGAAAATCCTCTAAAATTTCATTTGGTAAGTCTCTAAATACTTCTCTCATTTGTTCTTTTTTCTTTTTAATTATTTCAAGCGCTTCTAAGGTCTGTTTTAACTCCAATTCTTTCTCAGCTATTTCTTTTTTCAAAGTTATTACATTCTGCTCCAAATCTTTCTCTTTTAAATCATCTCCAGACAAAAAGAAGTTTTTCAATAATTTTTCAATTAAAGCTGATGTATTGGTTTCTTTTAATTTGTTTATTAATTGTTCATCTAAATAGATAGTTGTTATTTTTTTCATGTCTAAATAAGTGTGTGTGTTTGTATTTATAAATATTTCTATTTTCTATTATATATTTTTTTTATTTTTTTTTATTTTTTTATTTTTTTAGGCTATTTTATTTTTACAAAAAATTATTTATTTAATAAATAAATAAATAGGATTTTGATTAATGTTAATTCCTTAAAAAAAATAAAAAAAGAAAAAATAAAAAAAATTTCCCTTTCTGAGAACCCTTAATTTGCGCATTATTTTTTTTGTTTTTGGGTATTAACGCGCCTCGCAGGCCACTTTATCCGGCATATCTAAAGATATGCCTGTGGCCATGCTCGGCGCTAATAAGCCTTATAAAGCCCATATATGAGGTTTTTAGGCTTTTTGGCTTTTTTGAATTTTATGATTTTTTTGGATGGTTTTTAGGGGGACTTAGGCTTTTTGCGAAAAAAGAGGGGGTTAGGGGGTGAATTTTTTCGCAAAAAGCCTTATTAAGCCGTAAAAATGCAATATAAGGGGGTTTTGGTATGTTACGCCAAAGCCCCGGAATAAAAAAGGGGGTAAAATAGTCCGGGGCTTTGGCAATAACCCCGGCGCAAGAGGGGGTTAGGGGGTGAATTGCGCCGGGGGCTATTTTGGCCTAAAAGGAGCGGAGCGAAGCGGAGCGACGAAGCAAGGGGGGGAAGGAAAGGATAGGGGGGTCCTCACGGACAAATTTTTTAAAAATAAAAACAAAAAGTATAAATACACGCACATATTAAATAAATAAACCAAAAATGAAAGAAAAAAGAGAAGATATAACACCAGATTACAGAATAAGACGAGAATTAAGAATGCTGTGGCTAAAATCACGAGAAAGAAGCGCCGCGTTAAAAAGGGCTAAATATTGCTGTGAAATCTGCGGCGTTAAAAGAAGCGAAGCAAAAGGAAAAGAACAACCTATAGAAGTACATCATAAAGAAGGAATTGAAAATTGGGACAAAGTGATAAAAACAATAAGAGAAGAGATATTATGCGAACCAGAGAAGTTAATTTGCGTATGCCCAAGATGTCATCAAAAACTTCATAACAAAAAGCTAACTTATGAGGACTTAATAAAAAATGAAGGCAATAAGGAACAGGTTTTGTAAAAGATGCGGTAAAATATTCCAAGCGAGAACAAAATTTAGCTATATATGCCCAAATTGCCAAAAACCAAGAGGTTATACAGCGTGGAAAAAAAATAAAAAATGATTGGGAACATTAAACTTGATGATTGGCAAGAGAAAATTGTTAATTTAGGATTAACAGGCAATAAAAACATAGCAATAAGAGCAGGGCGGCAGGTTGGAAAATCAACAGCCATAGCGGTTTTAGCTGGAGAATTTGCGGTTAGAAACGAAGATAAGGTTATAATGATTATTTCAGCTGTTGAAAGACAAGCCTTTTTGCTTTTTGAGAAGGTTTTAGAGTTTATTGACGATAGATATAGCCAGATGGTTACATGGGGAAAGAATAAGCCGACCAAAAGCCAGCTAACCTTAAAAAACGGCTCAAGAATATATTGTTTGCCGACAGGATTAGACGGCTACGGAATAAGAGGCTATACAATAGACCTTCTTATAGCTGATGAAGCAGCGTATATAAACGATGATGTTTTTAATGCCATAACGCCTTCTTTAGCAGCCAGAAAAAACGCGAAAATTGTTCTTTTATCAACGCCGTTCGGCAGAGAGGGCTATTTTGCAAGGGCATTTAACGACCCAACTTTTGAAACATTTCACATAACAAGCGAAGAATGCAGCAGAATTAACAAGGAATTTTTAGAGCAAGAAAAAAAGAGAATGACGAAAAGGCAATATATGCAGGAATATTTAGGCGAGTTTATAGATGAATTATTGCAGTGGTTTCCAGATCAGCTTATAAAAGAATGCATGAAACGAAAGCGTCCAGAAAAAATAAACAAAAATGAAAATTACTTTTTAGGGGTTGATTTGGCCAGAATGGGCAAAGATGAGACAACCTTCGAAATTGGATTTTTAGCAGAAAATAAGAGAATAATCCAAGTTGAGAACCTTATAACGAGGAGGACAAGATTAAACGAAAGCGCAAAAATGATTTTAGAGCTTGATAAGATTTATAACTTTAGGAAAATATACATAGACGATGAAGGAATAGGAGTTGGAGTTTATGATTTCCTTTTGGAAAATGAACAAGTTAGAAGAAAGTTAACAGCCATTAATAATTCAAAACGTGTTTTGGACTTGGAGGGAACATCAAGAGTTAAAATCTTGAAAGAGGACCTATATAATAATCTTTTAAGGCTTATGGAAACAGGACAAATAGAGCTTTTAGATGACCCTGAGATATTTCAAAGCCTGAAAAGCGTTCAATATGACTACACAACGGACAGCTTAGGGAGAAGTCACCTTAAGATATTTGGTAATTACACACACATCGCAGAAGGGCTTATAAGATTGGGTTGGTGTATTAAAGAAAAAGGTTTAAATATTTGGGTTAAGTCAATATAGCATGACTGAAACCTTATGCGACAGCGGAGCAGTTAAGATAAAAGCAGGAGCAAATGCCGCAACATTAACCGCTGCGCAATACACGGACATCATAAACAGGGCTGAAGGCTTTGTATGTGCAGCCGCAAGATACGACTTTATAACAAATTACAGCAATATATCCACTATAGGGAAGAATTTTTTAAAAGACGTTACGAGCTCTAAAGCGGCCATAGAGGTTATAAATTATGACATGTCAGGCTTTACATCACGAACTGAGGCGCAGGTTATGCTTGATGTTAATTATAGTATATTAGTTGACGGAATAAACTTATTAAGAGACGAGAAATTTAGAAGCTTTATAATAAGCGGAGAGGTGGCATAATGGCTGATTTGATGAAAAAAAAGAGCTTTTTAAGAAGCGGAGAAGGCGCAATAGCGAGCTATAACTATGAAGACATAGCTTCAGGAAGCGGCGTAATTGTTTTTTATGCGCATAACGCAAGATATATGACCCAAGCGGTATATAACGCAACAATTTATGAGAATTATAGTTTGGTTACCGAAAGAATTTTCTCAGAGGTTTACGAAATTGCCGTGCCTGCATCTTATGGCCAAGAGGTAACTACAAATTACGAATTTACAAGCAACGTTTTTAATACTAAAAGAATTTTAAACGGACGCTGTTTTTTTAACCCAATTTTAAAATTAACAGCAAACTCAACTTCTAACAACGCTTATTATTTTATTGTTTTCACACTTTACAAGATTTCAGGGGAAAATACAATTAATTTAGGGTCTGTAATCAGCGCCGCAGAAAGCATATTAGGAGGAACAGGAAGTAAATATGTAAGAACAAGCACTTATTTAGATGTAAATAAAGAAGTTTTTAAAGTGGGTGATAAAATTAAAATTAAAATGTCTATTCATACAGGAGTGGGAAATAACGCAGGAATAACCTTATATATTGACCCAGCAGGTAGGTCTTTACCAGCTGACAGCAGCGGAAAAACAGAAACAGCTGACAGCAGGTTTTACATACCATTTAAAATAGATGTATAAAACAAAATGACAGAATTAGATGTAACAAAAGCAAGCGCAACAAACATTTATAGCGGAAGCGATTGGAATATTGAGGAATACGAGACAGAGGCGCAGAGTTTAGAGCATGGCGAAGCCGACGAGGTCGTTGTAACATTCCCTAAGGCAGCCGAATATTTTGGGTATTATAAAAAGTATGGCCAGTTAAAGAAGGCTATTGACACACTCTGGTTGTATGTTGTGGGAAAAGGTTATGAAGTAGACCCTGAAACTAAAGTGATTTTAGAGCACATAACGGGATTTGGGGAGGACACTTTTGTATCTATTTTGTGGAATATGGGGGTGGTGTCAATGATACAGGGCGACGCCTTCGCTGAAATTGTGAGAGATGACAAAACAGGAAAACTCATAAATTTAAAGCCTATAAGTCCAGAAAGAATGAGAATAATTTATGGCTCTAACGGACTTATAAAAAGATATGAGCAGGTTACCAAAGACAAAATAATAAAATGGAACAAAGAAGAAATATTTCACATAAGAAACGACGCAATAGCTGATGAACAAAGAGGAACTTCAGTTATTGAAAGCTGTAAATGGGTTATTGACGCCATAGAGGAAGCAAGGAGAGATTACAGGATAGTTTTACACAGAAACGTCGTACCTTTGAGAATTATTGAGATTGATACGGACGACACGGCAAAAAGAAATAGCTTGATGCAGGAATACAAAGATGCCATACAAAAAGGTGAGGTTTTAGTTATTCCAAAGGGAACCGTTCAAGTAACAGAAACGGCAATAAATGTTCAAGACCCTTTAGGTTGGATACAGAGTTTAGAGAATTACTTTTATTTGGCTGTAGGCATACCGAAAACAATAGCCAACCCTGAAGGAGTAAGCGAGGGAACCTCTAAAATAGGTTATCTGATTTTTGAGCCAATTTATAGCTTCAGGCAGACTTTAATGGAAGCTGATATTTGGAACCAGCTTTATTTCAGGATTAAATTCAACAGGCCGGCCTCTTTAGTGGACAACATAACAACTAATGAGGCAAAAAATACCAGTCAATTAGGCTTCCAACCTAAGGACCTATATGTAAATTTAAACAGGGAGTAAAAAAATGGCTTTATTAAAAAAGAAAAAACAAACAACCGCAACAGACCAACAGCAACAGCCTCAGCAGCAACCGCAAATAGCCTTTATAGGCAAAGAAATGCCAGCGTGGCAAAAGGCGCAGCAACAGCAACAGCAGCCACAACAGCCGCAAGCAGTTATAGGCGCAGGCCAGCCTGCAAACCTGCAACAATTAAGCGAACTTTATAGCAATTACTTAAATCAACAGAAAGAACAGCAAAAACCCAAATATCTACAAAAAGGCGGTTATGTTGACAGCTCAACAGGGGAATATATACCACCAAAAAATATAACAAAAGTGAAGTTTAACGATGACGGAACAATAGATTACACGCCAAAAGGGACTGATGAAACAATTAGGTTGACAAAAGAGGAATACGGGGCATTAATTGGAGATAAAGGAGAAACAAAAACAACCGACAAAGTCTTAAAAATTAAATATCTTGAAAGCCCAGAATATCAGCAAGATTTGCTAAACCAACAACAGCAACAGGAGAAGGAAAGATATTTAAATGCCCTAAAAAGCCAGCAACAAATAAAACCTGAAATGCTTGATTTGTTGGCTGCAGAGAAAGGATTAGAGTTAAAAGACAATGTTGTTCAAAAGGTCACTTCTGTAGGCGCAGGTATAGGCGGAGCCATGGCGGGCGCTAAAACAGGGGCAACTATTGGGTCTGTTATAGGGCCAGAGGGGGCAGCTGTTGGGGGGGTTATAGGTGGTGTTGTTGGTGGTGTCGCAGGCTTTATTGTAAAGACGGGATTTGACCAAAGACAAAACACCAAAAATTCCTTTAAAGTTTATTCAGCGGCAAAACAAAACCAAAATTTCATATTATCTCAGGTGAGACAAGGGACAATCTCACCAGAACAAGCTCAGCAATTATGGGACGAACAGAAAATTAACCTTCTTATTGCAGAGAGAAATTTAAAGAAGTTAACTCAAACAGACTTAGACAAATTTTTGTCTAATGCAGGCGACGAGCTTATAACAATAGAAACCTACATGCAAAGACAGCCCTATATGGACAATATCTTTGCGCAAGAATTAGCAGGCATTCCAGCTAAAAACCCAAATAATATTTACCCAGAACTAAATTATGTAGATTTAGACGACTATGAGCCAGAATAAAGATTTACACTTTTTATTGATTGTTTTGAGAAATAGCCTTATATTAGGCGGTTTATATTTTGTGTCTGTTTTTGCGACGAGCGAAATAAATTATGTAAACTCTAAACCCATAATTATTTTTATGTTATCTTATGTATTTACGGAATTAGCCAGGCATTATAAGTTAAGTCTCAGGACAACAGAACCGAAAGATATAAAAAGACACACAACCTTATTTTACTATGGCTGATGAGAAAAAGCAAGAGGAAAAACCAA